TGCCAATACATTGCATATTTAATTAGAACAGAGAAAAAGCCTTTAGTAATATCTGTAATTCGTAAAACATTACCAGCACTCAAAGGATCAGTACAACGTGATCTTATTTCTATATTAGAAGAAATGGGAACTTATTATGCTGGGATACATAACAAGGCAGAAAACACTTTTAGATATAGAAATCACTTGATTGAATTTTTATCAGTAGACGAGCCACAAAAGATTCGTGGGAGAAAAAGAAACATTGCCTTTCTAAATGAAGCTAATGAATTAAACATTGAAGATTTTAGGCAAATAAATATGCGTTGTACTGATCAGATGATTCTTGATTTTAATCCTTCAGATGTAACGCATTGGATTTATGATGAGGTAATTCCAAGAGAAGATGCCGATACTTGGATCACTACTTATCAAGATAATATGTTTTTATCTGAAGATCTGGTTTATGAAATAGAACGAATGAAAGAACGTGATCCAGATTATTGGCGTGTATATGGCGAAGGTTTACAAGCATATTATTCTAATAGACAAATATTTTCTAATTGGCAATTTATAGATTATGCCGACTTCCCAGATACTGATAATATTTATCTAGGTCTTGATTTTGGATTTTCAAATGATCCTTTGGCAATATGTGAAGTAAGGAAAGTAAATGACAAAATTTATGTACACGAACTTTGCTACAAGCTAGGAATGACAAATTCAGATACAATAAAATTTATAAGAGATTTAAAACACGATGATAAAATAGTTTATTATGATGCTGCCGAGCCAAAGTCTGGTGAAGATTTAAAGCGTGGTGGATTATTAGCAAAAGCAGCTGTAAAAGGTCAGGGTTCTGTAAATGCAGGAATAAGTCTACTTAAAGAATATCAAATTATTTTATCTAACGAATCAAAAAACTTTAGAAAAGAATATCACTCTTATTACTGGGAGCAGATGAAAGATGGCACAATAATAAATAAGCCAGTCGATAAAAATAATCACCTTACGGATGCACTTCGTTATTGCGTTTATAGTGCTTATGGAAAAGGAGTAGATTTCTTTGTTATTTAATTACTATTTTTGTAAAAACATTTTTCTTAATGGCATCCATATTAGACAGATTCAAAAAGTTGGTTACCAAGAACTCACAAAAAACCAACGAGTTATTCAATCGAGCAGTATATAATTATCTTGGGGATTCTTTAATCTGGAATCCAGAAAACGATGAAACTTACATAAATAAGGGATATAGATTCAACTCAACTGTTTACTCCATAGTAAATTTAATTACTAAAGCAGCAACAACAGTTCCTTTTCAAGTTTATGAAGTGCAAAACGAAAACAATCTAAAACGTTATAAATCACTAACTTCTGGTGAGTTTAACAGTTCATCAATTAATCAAGCTAAAATATTACAGAAACGTGCGTTAGTTGAATTAGAAAATACTGAATTGCACGAATTATTAGATCGACCAAATCCAGCACAATCTTATAACACTTTTATTCAAGAGATTATTGCCTATGGTCTTTTAACAGGGAATCGATATGTATATGGTATCGCTCCTGATACAGGGCAAAATGTAGGAAAGTTTGCAGAATTATATGTACTACCTTCTCAAGTTATGGAAATCAACTCTGGGGGTATTTTAGAGCCTGTAAAAGAATACACATTACAATACAACGGCACTTTCAAAATACCAGCTGACTCAATTTGCCATATAAAAGATTTCAATCCTTATTACGATGGTACTGGATCACACCTTTATGGGATGTCACCTTTAAAAGCAGGGCTTCGCTCAATGGATGCAAACAACGAAGCGCTAACAACAGGCGTAAGGTATTTGCAAAATCAAACGGCAAGGGGTGTTTTAATGTCAGAAGAAGGGGATCTAAATGAAGTACAAGCTAGACAATTAAAAGATAAATTTAAACAACAATATCAAGGAAGTCAAAATGCTGGTGATGTAATCATTACCCCTAAAAAACTGTCGTGGGTAAACTTCGGACTTAACGCTTCAGACCTTTCTCTTATAGAACAGTACAACGCTTCGATAAAAGACCTTTGTAATGTTTACAATATTCCTGTACAGCTGTTAAATAATACAGATAGTGCAACGTACAACAATATGAAAGAGGCAAAAAAGGCATTATATCAAAATGCTGTTATTCCTCAACTTATAAAAGTACGTGAAGAATTAAACCGTTGGCTTACACCTAAATTCGGTGATAAACTTTATATTGATTTTGACTTTTCTGTTATTCCAGAACTACAAGAAGAAATGGACAAAGTTGTTGGGCAAATGTCTCAAGCGTGGTGGATAACACCAAACGAGAAACGTGCTGCAATGTCTTATGGAGTAGATCAAGACAAGACAGAGTTAGATGATTATTATATCCCAATGAATTTAATTGCAATGGGATTAGGTGACGTTGAACTTGATGAGCCTAAATCACTTGATTTAGATTTAGAATCTATTCGCAAAAGAGCCGTTGATGGTTTAAATGATGTATTTACTACAATAGCAGAAGCTAGAATAAGAGCGCAAGAATTAGGAGGTTCTGGGTATCACGAAATGATTGCAAACGGTAATACTAGGTTTATGCCTTTTACTACTCACGATGAATATGAAGCTGCCATTGAAGGCAGGTTAGCAGAATATAGAGTTGACCAGGAACAAGAAGAATATGATCAAGACTCGTATTATGATACCGATTCAATGATTGAAAAAGTAGAAGTATCTGAAAGGGTAAAAACTGCTTTAAAAAAAAAGGCTGAAGAACACAACGAAGAATACGGTGACAACGCATCTAAAAGGGTGACAACCAATATGTTAATCTCTGTATTTAAAAGAGGTGTTGGAGCATATAATACAAATCCTCAAAGCGTTAGACCAAGCGTGACAAGTGCTGATCAATGGGCATACGCTAGGGTTAATTCTTTTTTATATGCCGTACGTAATGGAAAGTTTAGAGGTGGAAAACACGATACAGATTTATTTCCATCTGGGCATCCATTAAGCACAAAGAGTTTTGATTTAAAACAAGAAACTTACAATGACTATCCTCAAGGGGCAACAAATAATGCCAAAAGAATGCTTGAATGGCGTGATAAATATAAAGATGAAATAAAGGGTGGAACTTCTGTTGGCTGGGGTCGTGCTTCTGATTTAGCTGCTCGTAGACCTTTGAGTTTGTCAGTAGTTAAAAGAATACATTCATTTTTATCTAGGCACAAACAAAATGCTGTAATTGATCCAGATTATAAGGGAGAGCCTTGGAAAGACGCTGGTTATGTAGCTTACAATTTATGGGGAGGTGCTGCAATGGTATCTTGGGCAAAACGTATTTCTGAAAATAATGACTAAAAATGCCGAACAAGATTGGCTTGATGGATGGGATAAGCAACTCGAAATTGCAGAAAAAAAAGAAATTGCAATCATTAAGCGTTATTATAAACAACAATACAGTAAGGCTATCGAGATATTCAAACAAACAAAGCAGACTTCAAATTTTCAAACTGTTTTTAAACTTAATGATTACGGGGATCTTTTTGCTAATATGTATGAGCGTATCGGTTTCCGTTTTGCTGATTATTTTCGGGAATCTTATAGTTTACTTTTTAAACAGTTAGATACTTCTAATTATGATGATCTTTGGAAACAGATATTTAATAGGTTAGGGTTAAATATTGGGCAAAAAATAGCATCCGATTTAAAAAGCACAACTGACAAAACTTTAAAAAAAGAACTTTCTAAATTCTTAAATGATCCAGATCTTGTAAAGCTAAATGAACGTGAAGCTGCTCGAATAATAACATCAAGATTTGCAAACATAGCGGAATACCAAGCTGCTAGAATAGTGAGAACTGAAGCAACTTATATTGCCAATATTGGAACTCAACAATCGGCAAAAGATACTTTTGGAAAGAATGAACTTATAAAAAAATGGAAAACTTCAAATGATGAGAGAGTAAGAAATTCACACGTTATATTGAATAATATAGAAAAAGATTACGATTACTTATTTCAAGGCATTATGCTCGTTCCTGGCGATCGATTAAATGGAGCAACTGCAAAAGATGTGGTAAATTGCCGATGTCGTATTGTATATAAACCAAAACCAGGAATTGTAGAGGCAGAAAAATTAACACCACAAACAGCGAGACAAGTTCAAGGAATATTAACTGATTTCACATAAATAAAAAAATAAATATCTTTGCATTATGAATAAAATGATTTTCAAACAATCACCAATAGGACAAATTGTTGATGCTGATTCAAAAGCTGGTATTGTAAAAGGCTATGCTTCTGTATTTGGCAATATTGATTCAGACGGTGATATTATAAATAAAGGTGCATACCAAAAAACTATTAAAGAAAATGGCTATCGTGTAAAATACTTATATCAACACGATATGGATAAGCCACTTGGAAAAATGGTTCATTTAGAAGAAGATGAAAAAGGTTTAATATTTGAAGCTGAAATTCCAAAAACACAACTTGGGAAAGATGTTGTTGAACTTATTAAAGCTGGAGTAATTACTGAAAATTCTGTTGGTATTTTGCCAATGGTTAAAAATATGAACCAAGAAGGGTACAGAGAAATCAACGAGGTTAAACTCTTTGAGGTTTCTGCTGTTACATTAGCAGCAAATGATGCTGCTTTAATTTTAGATGTTAAAGGCAACGTTGATATGGACAAAGTATCAAAGCGTTATGATCGTTTGGCATCTTTAATTAGAAAAGGGGATATATCTGATGAACTTGGGTATGCCATAGAATCCGAAATATTAAAGCTAAAATCTATATTTGAGAATTCTACTCTGCCGACCATTGAGGTCACAGAGCCAGAAGTAATCGAAAAAGATATTACGTTGGATATTTATAAATCAATTTTAAACACACTAAAATCATAATAATGCAAGAAGAAATTCAAAAGCATCTTGACCAAATTGGAAATGTGGTTGATGCTAAAATAGAAAAGGCTTTCGGTGCTGCACAAGATAACGCAAAAGGAGAAATCGAATCTTCTCTAAAAAGCGAAATCCAAAACTTGACTAACGAGTTTAACGCAAAGCACGAAGAAGCTACAAAGAGAATGGACAGTATCGAAGTAGAGAGCAAAAAAACTCTTTCTGGTGCTACTCCTAAAACTTTCAAATCTTCCCTTATTACTTCATTAAATGATGGAGCATTAAAAGGAATGATCGAAGGTAATGCACACGCTGCTAAATTTGACATCAAAGCAGGTGATATGACAATGGCAAACACTTACACAGGTGTTGTTGCTGGTGAAACTGTAATTAGTGACATCAAGTTTGATCCTTCAAGAAAAGTACATATTCGTTCATTAATCCCTAACGGATCAAGTGATGCGCAAACAGTACGTTTCCCAAAAGAATCTGCTTATGATGATGGTGCAGCTGCAACTGCTCAAGGTTCAACTTTAGGTGCATCTGATTTCGATATTACTGCGACAAGCGTAAACTTCGAAAAAATCGGAACATTTATGAGAGTAACTGAAGAAATGTTGGCAGATACTGCTGGACTTTCAAGCTATCTTTCTGCGAGAGTACCTGGGAAAGTACTTTCTATTGAAGATAACGAGATCCTAAACGGTGATGGTTCTGCTCCTAACCTTGATGGGTTATTTACTGATGGAACTGCATTTGCAGAAGGTGGGTTTGCTGATACTGTTGAATCAGCTAATGAGTACGATGTACTTATTGTTGCTTTAAACCAATTGGCACTTGCTAACTATCAAGCTGATACAATTTTAATCAATCCAACAGATTTACATAAAATCGTATTATTGAAATCTACTGCTAACGAATATCTACGTCAGCAAGTATTTGGAGGATTACAACCACAAATTATGGGTATTCCAATCACAATCAATACTGCCGTTACAGCTGGTAAATTCCTAGTTATGGATTCAAGAGCAGCAACGCAACTTTGGGTACGTGATAACCTATCTGTTGAGTTTAGTAGAGAAGATTCTACAAACTTCAGAGATGGATTTGTAACTGTACGTGCCGTTGAGAGAGTAGCTTTAACAAACTACTGTCCTAACGCAATTGTACAAGGAACGTTTAGCACAGCTAAAGCAGCACTTGAGACTCCATAATAAGTTTCATTTGTTTATTAATAAGAGGGGGGTCTTAATTGATTCCCCTTTTTTATTTTTAAACTTTTTTATTAAAATATTTTTTTAATTAGAAAATAAATTTTATATTTACAGAGTAAAACAAAAACAAATAAAATGAGTAAATCAAAAATTCAATTAGATCACAACGTTAAGAAATTAAAAAGGCAAAGAAAATTTCAAGAATCTTTGCGCAACGAAAGAATACACAATCAGCAGATGTATCCTTCATTTGGTAAAACGAATATATATTAATATGGAAAAACTAATCATAAAAAAAGAAAGCGAATTAAAGGAAATGAAAAAAATGTTTTGGCAACATTACTTTGAAAATTGTCAAGCTAAAAAAGATAAAATAAAGGAAATGAAAACAGAAAGCAGAAAGCGTAAAATTATGGCAACTAAATATTATTTAAAAGAAGTTATACTGCCTTGCCTATATTTAGGCGCAATAATTAATGTAATGCTTTACATAAGTTTTTGGTTATGGCTTTAAAAGATAAAATGAAACCTTTTATGTCTTTAGGGTTTTTACTCTGGGGAATATCATTAGGAATTAGATACGATGCCGTTTGGGATGCAATAGGATTAATAATTTTGAGTTATGCAATACACAAAGCAAAATAAAGATACATTTAAAGAGTCTATGGAGAAAATTGACAAATCAATTGAAACCATAAAATATTTAAATAAAATAATTAGTAAATTAGATAAAAAATAGTTTCATAGTTTAATTAATGTTTAATGTTTGAAAGCACTTGATTTCGGTTAAGTGCTTTTTTTGTAGCTTTGAATTCGTGGATAATAATCAAAGAGGCACATTTGCTGAATATTTATTTGCTACGGAATGTTTAAAGCGAGGCTTTAGTGTTTCGTTTCCTTTAATGGACTCAAGCATTTATGATTGCATTATTGATACTGGGGATAAATTATTGAAGATCCAAATAAAGTCAACAATAAAATTACCAGATAGGAAAAATTACAAATCAATTCACGTACCATTACAGAACAACAAAATGAATTATAATCTTAAAAATGTTGATTATTTTGCTGTTTGGGTCAAGCATTTTAATGGGTTTTTTATATTTAAAAATATTGGCAATATGCAAAGCATAAGATTATCAAAAACGGGCAAACATAAAATAAATTTCAATAACTTTGCATTTGAATAATGACTTCGATTATTCGTATTTGTTTTGTTTTACGTTAAAAGGCGATGCATTTCTTTGTATCGCTTTTTTGTATCTTTGCTTTAAATAACACATTATGAAAATAAAAATGCTTAAAAGCGTGGTTTCTTCAGCTGGTTGGAGAAGCGAAGGTGAAATACATAATCTTGATCCTAAAACTGCTAAACATTATATTAAAAAAGGCATTGGCATAGAGTATAAAGAAGAAAAAGCAAAAAAAGAAACTAAAGAGGCAAAAACACCAAGAAAAAGAACAACTAAAAAAGCTAAATAATGTCCTATTCACCAGAAACATATTACAGCGTTCCACCAAATGAATTCAAAGAACAAGTAATAATAAATTCAACAACAGGGAGTGAAATTGTCACCGTTTCAGATTTTAAAGATTATGCCAGGGTTGATACAGATGCTGATGATACTTTAATTGGAAATATAATAACACAATCAAGAATTTGGTGCGAAAATTACATATCAAAAGATATTGTTGCAAAAAACAGAACTTACTATTTGCCATTCATAGCATATAGATTTGCACTTCCATTTGAACCAATAGCATCGATTTCTTCAGTTACCGTTGATGGTTCTTCAGCTGATTATGAAACAAAAGGTTTAGGGGATAGCATTGTTGAATTAAATGAATCACCAGCAAAAGAAGTCAAAGTTACTTACATTACTTCTGGTCAAAATGATGGTCTTTTACAACAAGCTATACTTCAACTCGCAACAACTTATTATGATAATAGATCGGATTTTATTACAGAAAATGGCTCTATTCAAGAAGTGCCAACGAAAGTAAAATCAATATTAAACTCTTATAAAAGCGTTTATATTTAAATCTTATGGATGCTGGAAAATTAGATACAAGAATAATTGTTAAGAGATTGACAAAAACATCTGATGGATTTGGTGGCACAACTTCAACAGAAGAAACTGCTTTGACTATATGGGCAAAGAAGATTGAAAAAAGTGGTGAAATAAAAGCAGTAAATTCACAAAGAAAAATGTACACTGAAATTGAATTGATTATAAGAAAAAAAACAGCTGATCAAGTACAATTAATGGATATTTTACAAGTTGAAGGAGAAAGCGATACTTACAGAATCAATGAGTTATTTGATTCTAAAGAAAAATATTTCACAACAATAAAGGCAACAAGAATTGGCTAGGGTTCAAATAAATAGAGCAGATTTATCAAAACTTGAAAAAAAGTTGAAACGCCTTGATGATGTAGGCAAGAAGGTTGTAGATAGAAAAATACAATCTGAAGTTGCTAATATTATTGAAAATATTGTTGATGATGTTCCTGTTGATACAGGAAAACTAGCACAAGGTGTTGATTCTTATAAAGAAGCAAACGGAACTGTTATTGAGGCGATCGCAATAAGTGAATCCGAAGATTACGGTGCATCTTTAGAAAATTCTGGAAAACAACCACTAAAAGTTGGGAAAGATGGAAAGAGAAGAAAACCAGCAAAAATACCTTTCTTTTATCCTAATATTGAAAAAGGTTGGCAAAAACTATTAACCACTTTAGACAAAGAAGTTAAAAGAACATTAAGATGAACGAATCATTACATTTTATAAGACAAGCTATAATAAACAGATTGACTGGATCAGTTAGTTTTAATAGTGTGGATGTGCCAATATATAACAGAGTGCCAACAACGGCAACAGAACCTTATGTCAAAGTGTTTTCAATTTCAAATATTGAGGTTGATCAAAACGCATCTTCATTCACTAACCTTTGTGAAACTCGTATCGAAGTTGTAACAGCTTTTAACGGAGATGATGGGGGTGAATATCAAAGTAATAACATAACAGATCAAATAATAAATTTAATAAGAACAAGATCAAATGGTTATTATGATCTTTCAAGTAATAATTTTAATGTTTATACTTGCGAACTTGAATCTATAAGATACCAAGAAGAAGAGCAGGAAGATAAAACTTATTTTAAGTCAATAATTACAATTTCAAATAGAATAGAAAAAACATAAAAATTGAGTAATGAGATATATCAGCAAACATATCAGTTGGGGGGAGGCGATAAGAAGCCAGACGGCAGAAAAAAAAGAAATCGAAAATGTACCAGGAGATGTCCAAATTGTGGCAATGAAGAAACTTGCAAAAGAGATATTTGAGCCATTAAGAGAATGGGCAAATGAGCCAATTCGTGTAAATAGTTTTTTTAGATCGCCAGAATTATGTGAGGCTATCGGTTCAAAACCTACAAGTCAGCACACCAAAGGTCAAGCGATTGACATAGATGCTATGGGTAAAAAAACCAATGCTGAATTATTCAATTACATAAAAGAGAATTTAAACTTTGATCAACTTATTTGGGAGTTTGGCGATGATGAAAATCCAGATTGGATTCACGTTTCGTATGTGGGTGCAAATGGCAACAGAAACAGGATCCTTAAAGCAGTAAAAAAAGGTAAAAAAACCAGCTATGAGTTTTATACTTAAATACGGATTGTTTTTTATTATTGGTAAAATAGTTGAAACTGTTTTAAGCAGATATTATTACAAAATTTTAAATAAGATTTCTGATGCTTAAAATGCTGTTGTCACTTATTGGAAAAGGGGACTCTGGGAAGTCTAATATTGGCGGCTTGGCTTTAGATATTAGGGAAGCTATAAAAGGCAAGGAAATGGATCCTCAACGCCTTATAGAACTCCAGGCAGAGATTAATAAAGTAGAGGCACAAAACAGAAGCGTTTTTGTTGCTGGTTGGAGACCTTTTATTGGATGGGTTTGTGGAGTAGCATTTGCATTTCATTATATTGTAATGCCTTTGCTTTTAGCCTATACAGATATGAAGCCAGTCGAGTTTGACACAAATAGTCTGTTTACTGTTCTTATGGGTATGCTAGGACTTGGAGGATTAAGAACATACGAAAAATTAAAAGATAAAAGTAAATGAGTACAAAACAACTATATTCAGCAAACCTATTTCATAGAATGTCATTTGGCGATTTTGGTTTTAGGCATTTGAGTCCTGGAGACACGACAGTAAGTGGCGAGAGATTTTGTTTAATACAGGCTTTAGATAATGCTAATGTAGATTTTACAAATAATACTTCTGGGGGTGACACAACGATTACTGGCTTAACTTTAAAAGATTTTCACGAAATTTTGGGCGATATTACAGATATTACTGTAAACAGTGGTCATATAATTGCATACTTGAGAAATTAACTAAATTTGTAAAAAATAAATTATGGGTACTACGCTGACTGGAAATAAAGTAAAAGATACATATAAGTCGCTTATAAAAATCACTGACTCAACAGAAGCTGGGTCAAGTGCGAAACAATTATCCGATGGTAATGGAAATGATTTAGGTCTTTATGTGGATACTGATGGGGTTTTCGGTATTGGCGCACCAGCAAATGTAAGTTTAGATATTTCAAGCGCAACAGATGCTATCGGTTTGCCAGTAGGTACAACAGCAAACAGACCAACAGGGTCAGCTGGTCAAATGAGATACAACAGCACAACAGGGGATTTTGAATTATATGATACTGGTTGGACTGAAATATTTACAACTGACGGTGGAACTGTTTCTGGTGATGTAACCATTACAGGTGATTTAATTGTACAGGGTACAACAGTCACACTAAATACAGAAACAATAGAATTTGAGGATAACATACTTCAACTCAATACAACTCAAGGGAGTCCAGATACAGCGACTGGCGTTGTTAGTGGTATTTCTATTTACAGAGGTGATGGTGTCACTCAAGCGAGTTTCTTATTTGATGATGCCGATGATACTTGGGATTTAACAAATAATCTGGTTGTTGATGGTAATTTGACAGTTGATGCAATTACAGGAGCAACAGTAAATGTTGAAGGTGATTTTGCTGTAAATACAAATGACTTGTTTGTTAAGTCTACAAGTTCTTATGTTGCGCTTGGGCATACTGCTCCTTTATATCCATTACACATAATCAATAGCAATGGCAATATATTTAAGGCATCAAGTTCAGATACTATTGTTAATATGTTTCTTGAGAATAATACTCAAAGAGTAGATTTATATTCAAACAGGGGATCGGCTGCAATACAAGTCGACCAAAATAATGAATCTGGTGCTTATGATAGTACATTCGCAATAACAATAGATAACAATTCTTATTTTAAAATACACACTGATGGAAAAGTTGAGGTTCAAGATGGGGATTTTGTAGTTGACACTAACTCACTTTATGTAGATAGTGCTAATAATTTTGTCGGCATTGGCACAACAAATCAAACAACTAACGGTGAAAAATTAAGAATAGCAGGTGATTTATTTATAAATTCATTAGGAAGTGCAACTGTGCCATCTATTGCAATAGGTGATACTAATAGTGGTATTTATGCTTCAGCAGCAGGTCAAATATCAATAACTACGCAAGGAAACCAAAGGTTAAATATTGACGGGTCTGGTAATATTGCTATGAACACCGATACTTTATACGTTGATAGTGCTAATAATCGAGTGGGGATAGGTACTACGAGTCCCGATAATAGAATTCACATTAAAGGAGATACTGATGCAACTTCATCAATAAAATTAGAGAAGTCGGGTTCAAGTACTGCGGTTTTAACTTCTTACTATATTGGCACAACGACAAGTGATGACTTTAGGTTTTTGACCAATTTTGCAGAAAAAATGCGTATCACCTCAAGCGGTAACGTAGGAATAGGGACTGATAGTCCTGCAACTAATCTTCATATATCATCTGCAGCTTCGATTCCAATAGCAAGGATAGAATCTACACATCCGAGCGGTATTCCTTTTTTAGATTTAAAAGGAGCAGCGTCAAGTCAAATCAGATATTTGGATGAAACAGGCACTGTCCAAACAAGAATAGATATGTCAGATGGTGGAGGGTTTTCATTCGTAGATGTTGCAGGTTCAGGTAGCTCAAGAATGATGATAGACTCAAGTGGTCGAGTAGGGATAGGCGAGTCGAATCCTACATCTGAATTACACATAACAGATAGTGCTGCAAACGCCTTTGTAAGATTGGAATCTTCTTCAACAGGTGTGGCAGGTGTTGCTTTTGGTGATGCAGATTTAGCTAATGAGTGTAGAATTATATATGACAATTCTGATGATTCTTTACGATTCAATGTTAATAATGATACAGAACG